TGTTATCGTTGAAAAAGGAATATAACTTATTTCTTCTACATCCAAAATTTCATTCGTATCACCAACAGTAACCACTTTTAATAATTCGGCTACTCCGTCATTATCAATATCGGTGCGGATATAATTTTCCATGTAAAGAATTTCACGCATAGATGGATCAGCGTTTTCATCCATGTAACTTTCTTCATTAAACATGTTACGGCTTAATGTTTCTTCATTCCATGTGGAATTTGCGTAAGATGGTAGATCTTCTATTTTTTTTCTATCAAAACCTTCACCAATTAATTCTGATACCGTCTTTTTTAACCGATGCGCTACATATGGCGCATCCACTAAATTTTTTGCTCTTTTGGAAACAAGCATTTCTTCGGGAGGAACGTTTTCTATGCAAATTTTTCCTGATGATGATTTTCTTTTAACCTTAACATTAAATGTTACTTGATTATCAGGTAATTCACCCTGTTCCGTCATCACCATTTTTTCTTCTAAAACTTCTTCGACGCTTATAACTTCAACGTCATCATCAACCAATAAAGCCTGATATTCTATCTCTGTTAAACCTTTATAACTCTCTTTAATAAATTCATCTTCATACTTGTAATAATGCTTAATAAATCCATTTTTTTGAATTAATGCATCTTTGAACCAAGTATAAAATATTTGCCATCCGTCATTATCCTTCATGATGATATGGTTTATGTATTCTGTTGCCTGTTTGGATGCTTCTTCATCTTCCTCAGATACAGGCTCAAATTTAACTATATCGTCTCCTGCTGTGAATATTCTGAGTAAACTGGGGAGAACACTCTCAACAGCTTCCAGCACATCAGAGGATATAACCTGAGATCTGCCTTCTACCTCATTACCAAAAGGTTCTGAATTATAATAATCTAAGGCTAGGCTTCGTTCTTGGACCAATTTACCGTTCTGATACCCTAAAGCATCAGTAATTTCGCGCGTAATGGTTCCTTTTAACTCAGCTTCTTTTTTTTTATTTAATTTCATTGATTATTATTTCTTTATAGTGTAACGTTGTTATATGACTAAAACAAAATTTAGAAAATTTTTAAAATATCTCGGTATTAGCCAAGGTCAATTGGCTAGGGAGTCAGGTCAAACAAGAACGAGCATCGGTAATTATTTCAATGGTCGTCGTCCCATCAATACGTTGATGGCGTGGGGTCTGAACCTGAAGGTTGAGAACGAGGATCTTAAAAAGAAAAATACTAAACTATCCCAGAAGGTCCATACTTTAAATCAGAGGACCAAGAACTAGACTCGTTTAATCCGATTGCCATATATCTCATGGCATCACAGCTATTTGACTCTGTTCCGTGGTGTGGGGTAGAGGTGATTTCTCCTAATTGATTTGTTTTCCATCTATATTGCTTTAGGCAATTAACTAAGTAATCACATTTATCCTTATCCAGCCATACTCTTTTCAGGACCATTCTCAGAGCATTAATACCTTCTTCTACCTTTAACTTAGGTACGGCTTGTATAAACCATCCTAAATTGGAAGCTATCTCTTGCCTGCTTTTTCCTGATCCTAACTCAGTAACGACAATATCATGCCCTGCAAAGTGATTATCATAGGTATAAGGGAGTTCCTTTAACTTATTAGCGTAATATTCTATACTTTCTCCTGATCCTTCTAAATGATCAATTACATGTATAGCTGAACCCTGTTTTTGAATAAATACGATGCTGAAAGCATCCCTGAACCCAATATCCGAAAACGTGGTTACGGGCAATTCTGGAATATGCGGGACTTTTGTAATTCTGTTTTCATCCTCTACTAATTGCATCGATTTTGAATAAATTCCATTTACAACCCCAGCATCAAAATCAACCATAAATTCAGTTGCAAATTCTTCAGGACTCATCATTAATCTTAGATTTTCCAATTCATCCTTTGGAATAATTTTTGTATCTTCCACGGTGTATTTTTTAATAAACCAATCTTTCTTGCCTTGGTTCTTCATATACATTTGATAAAAGAAATTATGACCTGAAGGGGTCCCAATAGCAATTAACCATCCTGAATTTTTATCCATTTGGTGCCTATCGACTAATGCAGGACGTAGAACCTTATTTAACAGGTCCTTATGAAGTAACTGTGTTTCATCTAAGCCTACACCGTCAGCATAAATTCCACGAATGGAGTCAACACTAGATCCATCAGCGCCTAATAATTGTATTCTTCTTCCCCCCACCATATCACAGCGTAATTCGGTTTCATGATACGTTGTATTAGGGATATTTTTTGTTAAAAATTTTAATGTATCCCAATGTATCTTCTTCACCTGTGAATAGGTAGCCGATATAATATAATACCTAGGATTAGGTAATGTGCATTGAAAACATTTTTTTAATGTTTGTGCCAATAGCCAGTAGCTTTTGCCAAATCTTCTATGACACGGAATTACATTAAAGCGTTTTACTTTTTTATGTAACTGTGCCTGATGTTTTCTAGGCTTGTAAGGTATTGTTACGTTGGTCATTCATACTTTCTACGGGAAGAAATAAAAAAAAGGACTTATATTTCTATAAATCCCTTTTTTCGTGATGTGCATAGACTCCGTGTAAGAAACTATGTTTACAACCATTTTATTTATATATTTTTTTAAATATATTTCAACCATCATGAATAAAATTCTACTATATATTTTCAGAACCCTTGAATAAGGTCCTCAAAGTATTAAAAGGGGTTGCCTAATATTATTTTTTTTTTCCGATGGGGTTGCCCGCCTTCAAATCGGCAGAAAACAGCCAAATAATAGTCAATAAGGATTAATTATCCCATCAAAACCTTAGAAATCAGCCATTATTTAATTAATTTCACAAATATTGATTAATTTTTAAGATTTTTTTAAGATCTCATGAGATTTGCAGACTAAAAAATAAGCTACATAGCAACAACAAACAATAATAGATCTAATTTACCTTAGAATACAGCCATTAATCATGTTAACCGTTACATTCCCTTTTAGCTTCTTTTAAGTTAATCTGATCTCTTTTTATCTTCTTTTTGTTCTTTATTACCCTTTGATGATACTTTGATGTACTTAATGCCTTTGCCATAGGATTTCTTTGTAACTCCAAGCATCTGTAATAAACCAGACTTATCACTTCTCAAAGCTGACTTTGATCTCTCCACCATCTATTCCGCTTATTTCTAATTGATCTTTGTTACCATATACTCTTGGTGCTAGTTTGCTGGCTCTGAATGTTTGTAAGTTAATGTGATGGCGCATCATGTTGACGAAATCTCTGTTAGTTCTCCCCGCTTTATTCTCATCTTTAGCTTCTTCAAGTGCTTTTGAGGATAGTTCTTCTGTTTCAGCCATCATCCATTCAATACCGTCTGCTTTTGCATCGCTGTACCTTTTACGAAGATTAGGATAATCAGGATTGTTTAGCCATTGTCTAAATGACTCCCACCAAACACCCTGATTTTTTAGTGCTTTTTTAATGCTGATGCCATGCGCTAAATCATTTAGGATCTTATCTATAAGTTCGTCTGAATATTTGCTTGGTCGTCCTTTTTGTTCCATTTATCGTCCATATGTTTACTACAATACCATGTTCTCATGTAATCATTACTGAATATGCCTATATCTCCACAGATAGTGCATTTTTGGTATTCTTGTTGTTCTTCCCGCGTTTTTTTAAAAAACCACATTCCATCAATGTACCGTTTGACTTTGCGTCTCGCCATTTAATGCTAGAAGCTGGTTAGAAAAGAGATTTGCTTCATTTTCATTCGTAAATCCAATGATTTTAACAATAACAACAGGCTTTCCTTCATCTTCACTCCTCATTACTGTAAACTGTAAATTCTCTGGGTCGAAAAAAAGCATTTTTGAGTAATTCCTCCGTTTCAAACAGTCTAAGGTGTCGCTGGATTTTTAACCTATTGAATAAGTGTTTAATATAGTCTGGATTAGTGTCAGCATAATCTGATATTGTGTTTATTTCCCCGCTTTTCATCCAGTCTAGCGCTTCTCTTTGATCAAATCTGTTAGTATAGCTAGGTTCTGGGAACAGTCCCAAAGCATCTAATATAGCTTGGATTATCACTGACCTCCAAAGCATAACCTCTGGTGTCATAGTTTTCCCTGATTTTTAACGGAATTGTAGTGTTATTAGGTTTTTATCTTAGTTGTTAGTGATTTCATACCAGCACAAATAGAGAACATGCATTTTTTTTATAATATTGTTTGACATATAACAATGTTACATAGTATAACAGTGTTTATAAACAAAAAGGAACAAAACAATGGAAAATATAATGCAAAAAACAACTTTAGCTACTATCAAAAAATTTATTAGAATTAACAAAGGTAAATTATTTATTAGCAATAAAAATAGTTTTAACGGTATGACTGATGGTATTGACCCATGCCATGATAAAAGTTTTCGTCCAGTACAAGACTCTAAACCCACTATTCATAAAGATCATAAATTAGGTATTGAAGGCGCTTGGTTTGTTTTTGGCTCTAGAGATTATTTTGAAAAATATCAAGATGATGAATTTGTAGGTTATGAAATTTCAAATTGTTGTGGAAATTTTATTTTAGCAACTAAATTTAAGGTGGCTCAATAATGAGCCATCTAAACATGGAGAAAAAAATGAATAAAATACATCAAGATAACAATATTGAAAATGCTGTTGCAGTCCTTGTTAGTGCAATTAGAGAAAATAAACTACCTTCAGATTATCTTAATAATGATTTGATTTTAGAAAGTATTATGGCAGTTCACAATTTAACTAAAGAACAAAGTAAAACAGTTGTAAGTCTTTGTAAAAAATATTTAAAGGTGGCTCAATAATGAGCCATCTATCATCTTCTAAATTTGTTGATATGCCTACTATCAATAAAGATTATATTGAAATTAAACCTATTGCATTAAAAGATGCACAAGAAATAATTAATAAGTTTCATAAACATAATATCCAGCCACAAGGTCATAAGTTTTCTTTAGGTATATTTAGAAAACAATTAGATAATTGGGAATGTGATGATTATGAAGGTTTACATGATTGGGTTATTATAGATAAGTTTGATACAGACGATGATAGTATTATTGAATATTATGATCCTGAATTTGGTGATGTAAATTACAGTGATAAGTATGATGCTTATGTATTAAATGTAGGCGGGGAAGGTATCTATGCTAGACCTAAATCTGAAGGTAGTATTTTACTTGGCGTTGCTACTGTTGGATTGCCTGTTGCTTGTCCTCTTAATGATGGCAAAACTTTAGAAATTACTCGTATTTGTTTTGTTAATGATGATGATGAACCATGTTTTGATAGCCAGCTTCCACAATTTAATAAAGATCATGCTTCACCTGTACCAAGCATGTTTGTTTCTACAATTATTAAGAAAGTAAAAGAATTAGGATATAAAAAATTAATTACCTATACAAGAATTGATGAACCAGCAAAATATTTAAAAGCTGTTGGTTTTATTATTGAGTTTACTCAAACTAGAATTAAGAAATGGAAAAGTAAAAATGCAGATAAGATTTATAATAAATCTGCACCAAGTCTTAAAAATCGTTGGAGTATTAACTGTGCATAGCACAAAACAAAAAGGAGAAGAACGATGACTGATATAAGTAGCCTTAAAATGGCATCAACAATAGCATCATTAGGTAGTATGCTGGGAGGTACAAAAACTAAAGCGGAAGATATAGCTTGGAAAAAGCGTATGCTTAAAACCCAAAAAGGTCTTTCATTTCCAGACGATTTTGACTCACTACCTGAAGATGAACAATTAAAACGATTAAATAAAGCAATCGAAGA